GGCAAGGCCGTTCGCGTCTGCGACAGAAACGGCAACCCCGACCCCCTCTATACCTTGTACATCGAACCCACCCATCTCCTGAACTCAAGGTGAAACCCGCTTAATGTCGTGGCGATCCTGCACCAAATCCAAGCCCTGTGCGATATGCGCCAACGGCGAGCCCGCCCGACAACGGTGCTCGTACACGGACAACGGCGCTCGTTGCTGCTTCAGATCCGGCGGCACGGCGCTGAGCGGCTGGCGAATCGTCAAGCCCTTCAACTCATCGACTGGCGGCACCATTTACCGCGCCGACGACGGGGCCGTCCACACTCAGGCAGACCCATTCACGCTCGACTACCAGCGTCGGAAATCCGTCGCCAAGCACCTCTGCGACGCCGCGAGGGCTCGTGGCATCTGGAACGCCGCGGCAACCAGCAGCCCTGTAATGAGCGCCTACTTCCACCGGCGAGGCGTCAACCCGCTCTCTCTCCCCGACTCGCTCCGGTTCGCCCAATCTATCGCGTGCTTCATCGACGGAGTGGACGTGCCCGGCCCGGCCATCATCGCGGAGGGCGTAGACCAGAACGGCCAACTTCAGTGCGTGCATCGCATCTACCTCGACCACAGCCAACCGACGAAGCGAGACATCGAATCTCCGAAGCGACTCTTGGGCTCGCCCAAGGGAGCAGCCGTTCGACTCGCTCGTGGAACGCCAACGTCGCACATCGTCATCTGCGAGGGCGTCGAGACCGGCGTGGCACTGTTCTCGTTCGTGCCCAACTGCGAGGTCTGGGCGTGCATCAGTGGTTCCGGTATGCAGTCCGTGGAGTTCTCCGCCGTGACGCTGGCGACTCTCCGAAAGGTGACGGTGGCCGCCGACTGTGATGCCGCCGACCTTCTCCGTGGCTTTCGGCCAGGACTCCGGTTCGCCATGACTGCCGCGACGCGACTTCGCACGCTCTACGGCATCCCCGTCCGCATCGCCGTCCCGTCGCACGAATCACACCCCTCGCTCGTCACATCCGAGGGCGATCCAATAAAAGGCAAGAGCACCGACTGGGAAGACGTCTACGCCGCCTTCGGTTCAAGCGCCATCGACTCATTCAATCAGGAGACCTAATGGAAATCATCAACGCCGACGACTTTGCAAAGCACCACATCAGGCCACCCAAGAAGAAGAGAAACAAGTACAACGTCGCGCCCAAGGAGCAGCGAACCATCGGCACTCGAACCTACGACTCCAAGGCCGAGGCCGTTTACGCGAATCGACTGTGGGCATTGGTAAAAGAAGGCTCAATCATTGATGTGGTTCCTCAGCCGTCCGTCCAGTTGGGCGAGGACTCCGCCTATCGGCCCGACTTTCTCGTCATCCCGTGGGAAATGAGACCGTACTACGTCGATGTTAAAGGCGTGAGAACGTCCGACTTCAAACGCAACGTCAGGCTGTGGAAGAAGTACGGACGCCTTGACCTTCACGTTGTCGAACGAGACGGAGACGGGTTCGCCACGACCGAAGTGATCGGAGGTGCATCGTGAGCGAGACAATCGTACAGGGCACCGTCGAGGCATGGCTGCCCAGCAAGCCGCCGCGACCAGCGCCGGCGTTGATGAACACCGAGACCACGCTTCTGTTTTTCAACCTTCGCAGCGACACCGACCCGCCGACAAAGGGCAAAAACACGCTCCACTACTACGTTGCCGTGCACGGGCTAAAGAATGTTCTGATCGGAAAGCAGTCCATGTTCACTCTCAGGGAGTGCCTTCGCTTTCTGAGAGAGAAGGAGTCGCGTTGAAATCTCCCCGCCTCACGGCCCCGCTTTTGGGCGGCACCAAGTACGACGAACAAATAAAACTCGAAACCGACGCCGTCGAGGCTGGCGTGAGGCGATACCGCGAGGCAGCGGAAGAGGCGATCAGTCGCGGAGACGGCGCCTCGCTGAAGCCGGCGGAGAGGCTGATGGTCTACTGGTTTGTTCCTCTCTGCGAAGCAATCTCGAACATCCAGCGGTCCATCCGCCGCGGCGAACCCGACAAGAACCGCGCCGTCTACGGACGTCCAATGGTGTCGCTGGACGCCGAACGGCTGGCCGTCATCTCGCTGCACGAGGTCATCGGGACAAACTTCGGCACCAAGAAAAAGGACTCTGACCTACCCGCAAATCTCATGTCGAATGTCGCCTACCAGATCGGCAAGGCCGTGTTCGCCGAGATTCACATGGACATGCTCCGCAAACGAGAGCAAAGCAACTCAAAGCGGTATCGCGACCGGATGAAGGAAGAGGGCGGCGAAGCGTTGAGGAAAAGGTTTGAGGGCGAAGAACGCGTCTTCAACAACCTGCTGAAACGAACCAAGCGAATGACGGCGGGAAGGATGAACTGGTGGGCCAGAAAGCAAGGCGTCAGCCGCCCTGACTGGAACACGCCGGCAGCCGCTCACCTTGGCATGGAACTGGCGTGGACGGTCATCAGCAGTTGCGGATTCCCCTGCGAAGACGGCACGATGGTTCCTGCGTTCCTTCACAAAAAGCGAACAATAAGAAGTGGCGGGCAACTCAAAAAGTACGGCTTTGTTGAGATGAGCGATCAGTCGCACAAGATCATCGACGAAGGACACGCGATTCGCGAGCAGATGAGGCCCCGATACCTGCCCATGGTCGTTCCGCCGTGCCCTTGGCAAGAGTCGCCCGCGGAAGACAAGCAGTCGGACATGGGCGCTGTCGGCGGCGGATACATCCACATTCGCACGCCGCTCCTCAGCAAGCCCACGGGTGAGCAGAAGGCGGCGGTGAAAAACGCCAACATGCGAGATGTCTACGAGTGCCTGAACGCCGTAGGTGCGACGGCGTGGCGAGTGAACAAGCCTGCTCTCAAAGACGTATCGGAGCGGTGGGGCCAAGGCGGCGGCGACCTTTACATTCCGAGAGCCGACAAAATCCCGTTGCCGCCCAGGGCCGAGAGCGACGATATCGAAGCGGTCAAAGCGTCGAAGCAGGCCAGGTCCGCCGTGTATGCCGCCAACATCCAACTCAAAGCAGAGCGGAGGGAGTTTCTTCATCGCCTGTCCGTTGCGAACCGATTCAAAGACCACGGCGACATCTACTTCCCGCATCAACTTGATTTCCGTGGCCGCGCATATCCGATCCCGCCCCACCTGCATCACCAGGGCGACGACTTGTGCCGGGGGCTCTTGGAGTTCGGCGAGGCAGTGCCTTTGACCGACGAGGGCGAGCGGTGGCTCTACATCCATGCGGCCAACTGCTACGGCGTGGACAAGGTTTCGTTTGACGACCGGATCAAGTGGACCCGCGACAACATCCCCGGCATTGTGGACTCGGCCAACGGTGGCGACTTCTGGGAACACGCCGACGAATCGGGGCCGAACAAGCGAGACGGGAAGCCGTGGCAGTTCCTCGCCGCGTGCCGGGCCATCACCGACCGCGATGCCGCGTCGCATATTCCGGTTCAGGTTGACGGCTCCGCCAACGGGCTCCAGTGGTACGCCGCCCTTGGCCGAGACGAGACCGCCGCGGCTCTGGTGAACCTCCTCCCCGGCGACAAGCCGGGCAACCTGTACGGCAGCGTCGCCGACACCGTTCGGCGAGTGGTTGCCGCCGATGCTGACGCTGGCGATCCCATCGCCGCGGCGATGCTCCGGCACGTTGAGCGCTCCGTGGTCAAGCAGCCGGTAATGACGTTCAACTATGGCGTGACTGCCGTTGGTGCCCGCGGCCAGATCAAGGAGCAACTGGAGAAGCGCGGCGTGGCCGGCGACGAGTTGTACAAAGGTTCGGTCTACCTCGCCAACCGCACGCTCGAAGCGGTGAGCACGCTGTTCCCGGTCGCCACGGCGATCATGGGGTGGCTCCGGGAATGCGCCAAGATCATCGTCAAGCAGGGCCGCGCCGTTCGATGGAACACCCCGCTCGGGATGCCCTGTGTTCAGCCCGGACGCAACTTCCGCAGAGTTGAGATCGACACCGTTCTGCAAATCCTGACGCTGCAAGTCGAAGACTCCACCCTGCCCGTAAAGCCGCAGTCCCAAATCAACGGGCTTCCGCCCAACTACGTTCACTCGCTCGACGCCACCCACATGCTGATGACCGCCCGCGCGTGCCGCCGTGAAGGGATCGCCTTCGCTGGCGTTCACGATTCGTTCTGGGTCCACGCATCCCACGTCCTAAGGCTCGGCGCCATCCTTCGCGAGCAGTTCCTCATTCTTGTCCGCCGCCCGCTTCTCCACGAACTACGGGAACAGTTCACCGCCTACTACAAACTCGACTTCCCTGAGCCGCCGCCGCAAGGGACACTCGACGTCGAACAAGTAGCCAAATCGCCATATTTCTTCCACTGATTGGACACGGACTGCTTTGTGGGCATCCCGGACTGGTTTGTGATGAACGAAGACCCCACAGCGGGCAGGATTCGGTTTAGGGCGGTCGTCTATTTTACGGCTGCACCTTCACGGCCGATTCGTCTGCGAACCGTGGTCAAGATGATCCGTCGAAAGCCGTTGATCGCGGCCGTGATGCTCACCGCCCGGGCCACCCGGCTCTTCACCCGTTCGCCCATCTACCACGTCTCGGTGGCTGTCGATTCTGTCGTGCTCGACCCGTCGCTTTGGGGAGACCGCTTATACGACCACGATTCATACATCGCTGTGGCGCCCCATCTTTGGGCCGCCGTCATCGTGCCCCTTGTCCGAATGCCTGACATGACACCACGCAGCCGGTCGTTCTGGGTCGAAACCGTTAGCCGCACAATCCGATGGATTACCGGCGGACGCACGACCGCAAACGATTGTGTATGCCGCGTCATAGCGGTTCTCAGCAGTGGCGGGTTCCGCGTCGTGCGCGTCGTTTCACCCGCCGATCTTCACAAGTATCTTGTTTCCAAGGGATGCCGCCATGCGACTCTCTGACGTTGACCCGGTTGTCCTTCGCAAACTGGCAGAGATGCTGGAGGCGAAGTGCCCGGAAGTAGTCATCAGGTCGGCTCTCGATCTCGCCGACCGCGACGCCGTGATGTTCAATGCCGGCCGAGCAAGCGTTGTCGCCGACATCCGATCCATTCTAAAGATTCAACAAGCAAAGGAATAACTCATGGGCGGTGGACTGTTTGGCGGCGGTGCTCCGTCTCTGCCCTCTGGGCCAGCCCCCAAGAGCGCAGCGGAAATCGCCGACGAAGAGGCCACAACCCTCCGCGAAATGCGGCTAAGGGAACGCCGTCGCCGGGGCCTTGAGTTCCTCACGGTCGATCCCACGGAACAAGTCGGTCTATCCCTTCCGTCTGACACTCGCAAACCATGAACACAATCGCCGCCCTCTTCAGCACCTATGACAGCGAGCGGTCAGTCGAAATTGAACGCCTGCGAGTGTGTGCGGGACTCACGAAGCCGTGGATTCTGCCGCCGCTCGACCAACGCGGCGACACCCGGCTCCCGGAAAACTATCAGTCGCTCGGATCGCGAGGCGTCACGAACCTCGACGGTCGCATCCTCATGGGCGTCTTCCCGCCGGAGATTCCTTGGCTTCGCCAGCAGGCCGCCGCCGAGATCAGGAACGACCCGACGGTTGCGCCCGAGGACATCCAGCAACTCGAAGCGGCCCTGCTGTTTCACGACCTCATCATTCAGGCAAGCCTGGAGACGTCCAGCCGCGATCCGAGCGACCCCGCAGGGTTCCGAACGTCGATGCGGCAAGGGATATCCCACACCATCGTCACCGGCGAAACGCTCATGCGGCTCTCCGACGACTTCAAGGTCACGGTGTATCGTCGAGATCATTACGTCAACCAACGCGACCCGGCGGGCAAGATCACATGCCACATCACCCGCGAAGAGGTTGACCTTCTCACGCTCACCGACGCGCAGATTGAAATGGCCGGGTTCAGCGCCGCCGACGTCGCCAAGATGACGCGAACCGAACGTACCAAGCCGTTGTTCACACAGATCGAGTGGGTCCACCGCGAGAAGCACTGGCATATCACGCAGGAAGTCAACGGGAAAGAGATCAACGAGTCGATCGAAACTGTCTCGCCGTACATCAATCCGACCTACGAACTGGTCGCCGGCGAGCACTACGCACGCGGCTTCATCGAGGGAAACTTCGGCGACCTTCGCTCGCTCAACACTCTGTCCGAACGCATCCTCGACTTTGCCGCCATGGCGAGCAAGTTGCTGGGTTTCCTCGACGGCGGCAGCGAACTCAAACCAGAAGACTTCACCAAGCCGAGCGGCAGCGTCATCGAAGGCGGCCGGGTGGTCAACGGCGTCTTGCAAGACTTCGCGTTCTTGAAGGTGGACAAACTCTCTGACTTTCAGGTGGTATTCCAGACGCGCGAGTCGCTTCGTGCCGATCTCAGTGCGGCGATGCTCATCCCGTCAGGAGCCGTCCGCGACAGCGAGCGCACCACGGCGTACGAGGTCGCGGCCATCACCATCAAAGAACTCGAAGGTGCGTTGGGCGGCTTCTATGCCCCCCTCGCGGATCGGCTTCAGGTGCCCATCGCCCACCGCGTTCGTCACGTCCTGCAGAAGAGCGGCAAACTTCCCAAGATCGACGTCCGTGCCGTTGAACTCCACACGCTCACGGGCATCGCCGCTCTCGCCTCAATGCAGAAGGCCACCACGCTTGTCGGTATCGCCGAACTCGTTCGCGGGCTTGGGCCAGAGGTCGCGGCCCGGCTCGACAGCGGGGTGTTGCTCGACGCCTACATGCGATACCGCGGCATATACGAGCCGGGCCTTATAAAGACCAAAGAACAGATGGAGAAGGAACTCCAGCAGGCCATGGCGGCACAGGCTCAGGCTCAGGCCGCAGAAAAGACCATCGACGTCGCCGGCAACGTCGCCGAATCAGCAATGACACAGCCACAAGGACCGCAGTAAATGGCAGAGCCCGTCGTTCCTCCCGCACAACCACCCGTCGCGGCACCCCAGCCAGCCGTGGCCCCGCCCGATGCTCCCCGCGTCTACGCGGGCAAGTACAACAGCGTTGAAGACCTTGAAAAAGGCTATCTCGCCGCTCAGCAGAAGATAAGCGCCGCCCCCAAACCTGAGTCAGCGCTCACTCTGGGCGGCGAGACGGCCAATTCGCCCGAAACGATCGACTTCGACACCATAAAGCCCGATGACATCATCGCCAAGACGGGCTTCAAAACCGGTGACTTGGAGTCGCAGTACCGCGAGAAGGGCGAACTCACCCCCGAGCAGTACGCGGCGTTCCGCAAGATCAACCCGGCACTGGGCAAGGCCATCGTCAACCAACTCGCGGACGGCATGGTCGCCAAGGCCAATCTGTACCAGGTCGCGGTTCGGGACATCAAGGCGAAGGCTTCCGCCATCGCGGGCGGCGATGAACAGCGTGATTTGCTCCTGAAGACGGCGGCTGAGTTCGTGCCGCCGGAACAACTTCCTTCCCTTCAGGCCAGACTCAGCGACCCCAAGACCGCTCTCGACGCCTTCTCTCAACTGACGTGGATGCGAGACACTTCGGACAAGAGCAAGCCGCTCGTGTCGGGAACCGGCGGGGGCGGCACAGGCGTCCCGACGACCAAGGCCGAGTTCAGCGCCCTCAGCGCGGGTGTTCGCCGTGGCGACGTCAACTCCGTTTCTATTCTCGATCGAATGACCGTCGAGCAGATCAAGCGTTTCCAGTAACCAGAGGTAACAATGTTAAAACTTGAAAGCGTGAAGATGCCCAACGGCACCGACACGGTGATGTCGGAACTCATCCGGCTCAACGCGAGCATCCAGTTTGGTGCCCGTGGTCCGATGTTGAAGAAAGACGGCCATGGTGGATTTGAGCCTGAAACTCCCGGATACACCTACGCCAACGTCGTCGATAAGAGCACCGACGAGATATACGCACATGGAATCGGCGACGACAAGGCGTCGGCAGCCGTCTCCGCACTCTTGGCCGCCAAGACCGCAGACAAGCCGCTCACCGCGGCGCAGAAGTCCGACACTCGCTTCGTGGATCAACAGGCCGAGATCGTCCGGCTCCAGAAACAAATCGACGACATGACGGCCAAGAAGAAGAAAGACTGACATCCACCAGTGACGATCGAAACGTCGCCACTGGTTTTTCGTTCATGCCGCCGCACGTCTACGGACGCTGGCGTCGGCGATTCTCGCCACAACCGCAACGGCCCGCCGTCGCACCGGACACCTCCGCAAGAGCCCGGAAGCGATGCCGCGGATACCCGGCACTCGGCCACGGCGAGATTGAACATTTCCGTCAACATCAACTTCAATCGGAGATCACCAAATGGCAAATCGCTTTGAGTTTCTTGGCACGGGGGCCGACAGTGAGGCACTCGGGCTCAAGATGTACATGACCCACTTCACCGAGGCACCCCGCACGAGCACGTTTTTGTGGGACACGGGCCTTCCTGTCATCGAACGCAAGACCGTCACCGCGGGCAAGAGTTATCAGTTCTTGATGAACTCCGACTCGCCCGACGCCGAGGAGTTCTCGCCCGGCGACGAGATGCTCGGCCAGGCCGGCGCGGTCGAAGAAGGCACGATCACGGTGGACAAGTACATCGTGGTCAGCAAGTTCATCCCGCAGGACCAGATGAAGATCAGCCACTTCGACGTCATCTCCCGAGCGGCAAAGAGCCACAAGAACATCATCGATCGCCGGTACGACAAGCGAATCTTCACCGTGGGATGCTTGGCCGCGCGTGACGCAGCCGTCACCAAGAACGGCCTCACCGTTCACAGTGGCGGCAACGTCGTCACCCGATCGGGTGCCACGGTCCAAGCCGCCTACCCGTCGAGCTCCATCGGTGCGGCCAACTTCCGTGCGGACCTTCGCACGCTGGGGCTGAACCAGGACATCGACAACATCGACCCGGAGAATCGGTATCTCTGGATTCCGCCCTACATGCGGCAAGTTATCCAGTACGACAACACCGCCCAGGTCTTCTCTGAGGACTACATCGACGGCGAGAACAAGCAGCAGAAACGACAGATCACGCTGCTCGAAGGCTACAAGATCGTCGGCTTCCCCAACATTTCCAGTCAGGGCGGGCCGTTCCCCAACGAGAACTTCACCTCCGAATCCCTCCCCAAGT